CGGGATCAGCCGCAGCATCAAAGTAGTTTGCACCACCTACAGTTGCGGTATTGTCGCCAGTGTTATACACAAACACTCTTGAAGCATCAGAGTTAGCTTGTGAGGATAATGGTAAAAATGTACTTGCAGAAAAAGCCATGGTAGACCCCCTTACGCAGTTTCGTCATAAATGATACGGGTGATGCCTTGAGGCTCACGAGCAACAGCACCGGCTTTATACATGCCGTTAGCTAGCCATGAGGTCTTTTGAGCAACCCAATCGATTGTGGTTTTGAGGTCAATACCAATAGCAAGACCGATAGCTGTCTTCTGCCAAGTAAAGGCCTGACGAGCAGCAGCAGCACCGGGCAATCCACCCTCAGTGCGCGATCCAATGACTTTAAATTCAAAGCCCATGAATGTGTTTAGCTCACCATTAACCAAGGCGCGAACAGTATTGAAGTCGGTGCTAGTAACAGTGCTATCTTCCAATAGCTTCTGTAGTGCAGCGGCTCGAACACAAATAAAGCGGCCCTCTGATTCAGCTTCAATATCATCGTGATGCGCCTTAGCGGTGCGGATGGTATCGAGAGTGAAGTTTGTAGCAACGGTGTTACTAAAGCCGGTATCGGCATCGCCATCGTTTGAGGTGGCGTAAGTAATGCCAGCCAAAGTATCGATGATAATCTGATCTTCACGGCGACCGATTGCCTTAGCAATAGCTTTTGCCAGCTCTGACTTTTCATCAAAGTTGACTTCAGCTTGGTCGAAGATGTCAGTGTACTCAGGCGCGTTCCAGTTTTGCATGGTCGCGGTCTGACGAGCGTGGTCGACATCCATCGGTGTTACGTCGGCTTGCGTGGCTTTCTGGTTTGCTAGACCTTTACCCATGCGAGCGAATTGATAGGAAACACCAGTAACATTAGTACGGATTGTGACAGTATCACGCAGCGTCTTCATGCCTTGGTATTCGTGTTTTACTTCGCTGTCAAATTCAATGACAGCACTATTCGTTAGATTCTTGGACATGGTTAGTCCCTCCAGAATGATTTGAACAATTGCTTATCAGTTAGCGCTTGACCAAATTGGGGCGCGTCACTGTAATTAACTTAATAATTATCCGTGACACCGGCCCCTGGAGGTTATCGGTAGGATGTATGTATTATAACCGCATAGCTAGTAGTTGCAAACTGCTTAGGTTCTAACTACATCAATCGTTAAAGTGTCGGCTACAAAATCGATAGTGCTATCGACAGCTCTTACATAAATCGTGAACTTCGATAACGTTTCGGCTTCTGCTGGCGCACGAACAAATACTTCAGAATCTCGGTTCGTAAGGTCAACAATAAAAGAGCCGTTAACCTTGACGAAAGTCCCGTCACCAGGGTCTTTGAATATGCCGAAATCGTACTCCTCAGCAGTACCACCGGAAGCTTTTCTGCCTGATATGACACCGGTATAAATGACAGGGATCGACTTTGTTGAGTCGCTTCTCAGTTCATTATCGTCCGTTAGTGTGTAACGTTCGTTTAATGGGCCTGCGGTTGTTGACCCTGCGATTTTGGTCCAGCCTGTTTCGTACGTCCCAACCACTTCAGCGGTTACAAAAGTCCGGACAATATCAAAAGTGGTGGCTGTTACGTTAGCCATAGTATAAAGCCCGTTATAAGCAACAGTGTCTCCAATGCTAACAGGCGTACCATTTACAAAGCTATGAGCGCCAATGTCGACCGTTGTATTAACACCGCCACCAGGATCAGAGAAGGCGACTATAGACCCATCAAAGCCCTGATAAGTGATAGTAGTTGTAGCGCTTGCGTCTAGTGTAAATACGCCCAGCTTAGTTGAGTCTGTTATTTTTGGGCCTGCTAGCGTAAACGTCCACTTACTATCAGTTTTTTGTATGCCAGACAAAGCGCCACCGCCAGCACCTAGGCCATCTATAAAGCTAGACGTAGCAATACCGGCTCCAGTGGTAATATTGGCGCCAGCAGCATCACCAACTAAGCCAAACTTACCGGCGGCAATTGCTGTTATACCCGCAGCAGTGGCAACAAAGCTGCTCATCGTGGAGCCTGTAATATCCATCCCGTCGTTTTGAAGGGAAAGGATATTAGTCTTGTCTAGTGATAGGCCACCATCAACATCACCCGCAATCTTAATCCCGTTACCAGTGTCAGAGATTGCATCACCAGAAAAGCTCATTCCCTGAATCGTTACGCCGCTAGCAATCTCGATAGCATTGTCGCTAATTGGCGCCGCAGTGGTTCCAAGTATAGCGTCATTAATCCTGAGCGCGCCGGATGTAATATCGCCATTAATAAAGATCCCCTTGCCGGTTAATCCTAGGGGGTTAAAGTTTGCTAAGATCGGGCCAGAATTGGAAGTGCCGGTCATAACAACGCCGTTTGTGGCGTTTAAACAGGTCCAGCTATCTAAAAGAACTGAAGCGTCATTAATCTCTAAAACATTGCCGGCATCAGTAGTTAATAGTCTGGTTATTGAGCAAATAGTGTCGGTATCTTGCGCCCTTATAGCCGCACCAGTTCCGCTATTGTTCACCCTCAAGCCACCATCGCCATAAATTGCAGCAAGTTTATTGCCGCCATTCTTAACAGTTATTGTTGGCTTAGTAGAGTTTGTTGTTATCTGCGACAAAGTTGCAGTGCCGCCTTTTATAATGCTGCCGCCAGGAAGAATGATTACATCGGTTCCAAGATCGACATTTTCAAAATAATAATTGCCTTCGTTTAGCGTGATCTCGTCACCAACTAAAACGCCGTTAGTTAAGACATCGGCCTTATTTGATATGACCGTACTATCAACCGAGCCTGTTAGCTCTGGAGAGATGACGCTACCATCAGTACCGCTAACCTCTAAAATAGCGAACCCATCAGAGCATTGAGCAAGTAACACGTCACCATCTTCTAGCTGGTACTTCTTATCATCAAAATAAGCAGTACCTTTAACTGCCGCCAGATTATCCCCGGTAGAATAAGAGTAAATAGTCGGAGCCTGTGTTGATTGAGGCCCAACTGGTGCAAAGGTTTCTTGTGTAAATGCCATGATCCCTACCTTATTGGTTTATAATTGTTCGCTTCAGGGGGTAAACGGGTGGTAGGGCCACCCGCCCCTGATCCTATCCTACGGTTATAATGTTCTCACCGGGATATGCATCCGCCATCTTCTGGCGCACCATTCTTGCATACTCAGGATCCGAACTCATTCTCCTATTCCCGTGCTCATCTTTGGCAAACTGCAATGCTTGCAGGTCAGCCATACTGGTTTGATTAACGTTATTGCCTTCACTGGGCTGCACTGAGCTATTCTTACTCTTAGCAATCAATGCCTCGATAGCCTGTACACCGGCAGCAGTAGTAGCGGCATCAGATAAGCCATCTACCTGCTCGGCGGTTAGGTTAGCTTTTGCCCAATTAGTAATGTTATTTACTCGCTGTTGAGCATTATCACCAAGCTTGCCCATTTCTTCAGCAACGCGCGCTGTCTCGAATTCTTGAGATGCTTGTCCGGTTGCGTACTGGTTTTCAACAAACATATTCACCAGCGAATTGGCTGCCTCCTGATTAATCCCGTTCTCTTTGGCAAATTCGCTAAACGAGGCGATCAACGGATCATCAGCGCTAAGCTCAACACCGTTAGTAGTGAGATCATCAGATAGCTTGAACTCATAAGCCTCTGGAGCTCCGGTAAAGGCACCGAACTTGCTAGATAGCTGGTTATAGGATTCTAGTACCTGATCGTGATTAACGGCCTTTGTTTCGTTATTCCAGAACTTCTCTGGCACGTTATCAGGACGGTTAATAGCATCGGCTACGGCTTGGCTGTTATCTTCTGTTTCAACGGCTGCTTCTTCACTCATTATTTTTCTCCACTGGTTGCATCTTCAAACTGTTTCGTCTGAATGATGATTTTGCGGACGAACTGCTTAATACCCTCAGCAATGCCAATCTCAATCTGCGTTGAGTTAGGGCCGGCTGAAGGTGACATCAATAAGCTGTCCTTCCAATACTCTAATAATTCGCGTCCGTCTTCGTTCTGTGCAAAGACTTTGTGTACACGAATGGCTTCCTTCTCGACAAGAGTCTTAAAAGCCTCCTGCTGCTTCAGGCCCTCATCAAGATATGCGTCTAAACTATTCTCCTGGAGTTGCAGGGACACCGGGCGCTCCTTGTTGTTGTTGTGCGGCTTGTTGGGCAATTACTGTAGCGGCTTCTTTAATCTCTTTCTTGGTACGGGCCAGCTCAGCTACTGGAAGCCCTAGCTTATCAGCTGTCCATGCGGGGAAGTTCTCTACCTGACCACCCAATGCCAGCACCTGCTCAGGCAATTGTTGCATGGTAGACAGCCACACTTGGAAGTTACCGAACTCTTCCATAGCCTCAGCCTTAGCTAATGGCGATTGCATCTGAATGGTAATATCTTTGCCATTAACTTTAAGAGGCGGCATGCGCCCATTCGCAGCGAGTATGGCAACACCACGCTCAACAATAGGCTTGATCTTCTCAGTGTTTAACCTGCCAAACTGAGCGCCAGCAGTCCGTAGCATCTCTTGAGTGCGCAACATTTGCTCAGTAGCAGACTTAACAGGGTCGGACACTTCGCCCAGTGGGTTGGAGAAGAACGCCCGGTTAATATTAGCCTGAAGGTCTTCGAGTATCAGCATGCCAACGTCGAGTCGACCGCTATTCTCTAGCGCTTTCAGTGATGGATTCTGATTACTATTTGAGCTAACGGGGATAATAGAACCAGGGGATATATTTACTGTGTGAGGATTCCAAGAGCCATCAGAGTTAGCTGTATAAACTCCAGTCATTTGAATGGCGGCATTCTTCAATAGAAACTCTTTGACCTTGTTAACAGTACGAATATCAGGCAGTACATCGATTGCAGGCCCACGACCATACGTCTCACCGGGTATTACATTAGTGCGCCATATAATTAGTGGGCTGGTGTCAAAGGTTTGACTGAAGATTAGCTGCTTCTTGGCCTCATAGATAACGACCTGATGAAACTCGCCATCCTGCTTGACCACACCATTGATGATCGTCACCTTAGATTCTGGCTGATCCCTGATCTGCTTCTCTAGGTCGCTGCCGAAATCACCATTAGGCCACATAGCCGGAAGATCGCGCACTTGTACCTCATGCTCTCTCCAGCCTGTATTGCGTAAACCCTCACCAGGCTCAAGGTAAAGTTGTGCCAATGGGATGGATGTAAACTTAAACAGCGGCTCACCGGCCAGCTCGTCACCTTCCTCAAAGAACATAGCGCCGGTTGAAATGGCCAAATCCTGGTCAGACTCGTTTGACTGATTGCTGAAATCAGACTCATTGAGGTGGTTAAAGAATATCTCTGTCGATTCCTCAAGCTTTTTGTTTACTTGGTCCCTGTCGCCCTTCGGAGTATCGGTGCCAGCAACGAAATCAAACCACTGCTGCCAAGGTGGTGTATGGGCTGATTGAAGACGAGCCGCGTAGGTTCTAACCCCCATAGGGGCAGTTGAGTCATAGATATGCCGGTTCTTCTTCTGCCCCGGCGAATGGAAGTTAAACGTTTCTTTCTGCGGTAGCGCATAATCGTACGCCTCTTGAAACAGCGAGCGCCACATCTCGCGACGGGCCTTAGCAGCACCGAATCGCTTTATTAACTTCTCGACGTTATGAGGCATTAAGAAGTACCACCTAGATTAGTTGCTCTGCCGGCTGATGAGATCAACGACCCTCTACCCGTCCGCCCTGATGTTGCAAGCGCCTTTCTTCGTGCTATTTCGCTCTCTGACTCTGCCAACTCAAGCGCTGTAACCTGCTTTTGTTTAGCAATGTCTTTCTTAGCCTGGGCTTTCTGCGCGCTCGCACCTGTTCGAAACGGCTTCTCGAAGGGCTTTGCTACACTCTCAAGATTTCGTTCAGCCTGTGATGTTAGCTGGCTTAATGAACGCTTTCTTTGCCTATTTAGACTACTTGCTGTATCGGACATTGGTTAGCCTCTTATATAGTTGATAGGGCGTCCAGCACCAAAACGCCTTGATCCCTAGCAGGGATTTACACATCTCAACACAGTTAAAAACGCAAAATGGGTGCCTATTGTTATCTGGTCGTATTATAGCCTGAATCGTTAGAATTACACAGTCTGGCGCCAATAGTCTAATGTGCGGGTAATCAAGCTTAGATTTAAGCTGTACATCAGTATGGACCGCGGTATTGTTGACTACTATCCAGAACTCTCCCCCCGGTGATTCCTTTACCGCGTAACAGTGTTGGAACTCAGGTTGCAGCCAGTTAAACAGCCAGTGCTTATACTCAGAGCCTCTGAATATGATATGCCACTTCTCTGTAATATTGGTTATTGGGTCCATTAAAGACAGCGACAACCTTTGCATATACTGTCACATATTAATTTATCATCGCCATCAACAACGGTTAACGTATGGCCCAGCCCGAATGATTCCAGAGTATATGTGACCTTCCTTTGGGGGCATAGATTCTCAGAATCCTTCAGGTTATCAACTAGGAAATTCACTTCGGTCTCATTTAAAGTGAATTTAGGCACACGTATTGGTGCCAATAGCTCATCAGCTATAGATGATAATGATCTAGTTATAATTAAATCGCCGCGCTGTATGGATAGTTCATCACCCTGAACATCAATTTTAGTATTAATAAGCATCTCCTTTATTGATCAAAATACACTGAAATCAGATTTAGCTATAACCGGTGAGAAGTCCCGCTCTTTCTGTGTGAGTACTTCCTGCCAGCCCATAGATAGCTGTCTAAGAGCATCAGCACAGTGACTTGCCCAATCGTGCAAGGGTGCGTCTCTGAACACTCCTCGCTTCTCATCGTAGTCATATCGATATTGACTGATGCATTCGACACCATGTTTGCATCGTTTCTGATCAAACCAAAAGCGGTTGAATAGTCGTCTAGTGGCCTCAATGCCGTCTGCTACCTTATGCTGCTGTACTACTCTAAATGCTATGCCCATCTTAAGCGCGGTATCTCTACGGCTCTTACCTGTGGATAATTCCCTTACCTCGATGTCATGCGGCGCGAAGTGATCACCGTAGCTAATACCATGGTCACGCTTGAACTGATCGAGATAGTTAATGTAGTGCGCCATCCCTTCCCCGGTATGCTCATAGTAGTTAACGAACCTTATCTCTTTGCCTACTGCCTGGACGAACCAAATAGTCATACAATCAGCGATGCCCAAATCCCAGAACGTATGAACAGGGATTGAAGGCTCTATAGGTATAAAGCCAATGCGTCCATCGCGAAGAGTAGCGGCCATTTCTTTTCCGTACACAGCCCCCCTAATAGCAGCGGTCCATGAGCATTCATACTCTTGCTCAAATTCCTCATCGGTCATTATCCCTCTAGCATCTTGTAGTTCTTCTTCATCTACTATCTGAGTCTCGCTAGCCTTATGGACTACAGTAAACCAGCTATCATCTTGTTCAGCATGAGCATATAGGTCGTAGAAGGCGTTCTTGCCTTTTGGCGTACCAATGAATAAAGCCCAGCCTTTACGGTCAGACAGCGCAGGCCTTAATACTTCTCCAAATAGCGAGCTAGGCATCTGCGCGTATTCATCCAAAATACAACCATCCAGATAGATACCCCTAAGCGCATCA